CCCACGGCGGCAAGGACCGGGAGAAGAAGACCCGAGGCCACTCTTCGTTCTTCGCTGCCATTGACACCGGCATTGAAGTGACGGCGAACGCTACCAGCGGGCTGAAGACCGCGACGGTGCGAAAGCAGAAAGATGGCGAAGACGGCGGCGAGATCACGTTCAAGCTCGAGGTGGTTGACCTGCTCACGCCCGGCGGCGAGACCGTCACTAGCTGCGTCGTGGTGCCGGCAGAGCCGGATGAGGCCATGGCATCGCCAGAACCGGATCGGGCGCGGCGCCTGACCGGCGTCAACGCCATCGCACTGGATGCTCTCCGCAAGGCCGTGGCCGAGCACGGCACGTCACCACCGGCCTGCGAGCATATCCCTGCCCACATCAGGGCAGTCAGCCCGGATCTTTGGCGGCGATACTTTTACCAGATGAGGACAATTGAAACCGCCGATGCCAACCGGATGGCATTTAAGCGGTCAGCTACCGAGCTGCAAAATCGGGGCCTGATCGGCTGTTGGGGAGAGTACGCATGGCCAACCCGATGACCGAACATTCCGAAAATGTTCGCCAATGTTCGCAGCCGAACACGCTGAACAAAACCGAACAATGTTCGGAAATGTTCGCCCCTCGAACAGCCGAACAAACCGGGGTTCCCCCTAAAGGGGGAAACCCCCGGATGTTCGTTCGAGCATGTTCGGTTGGGGGAGTGGGCAAAATGTTCGGTCGAATGGTCGGAAACGGGAAATGTTCATCGTGAAACAGCACCACCTCTTCCGCGGCCAAGATCGCCTGTCGCAGGAGCTGGCAGACCTTGCCCGCCGCGTCCGCCACCTCTCCCCGTGTCGCCGCGATCCCGAGCGCTTCCATGCGGATAAGTCTGACATCGAGGCCACCCTCCGCCGACTGAGCCAGGAGGCGGGGACGGACACCGCGCGCCCGCGGCCTCAGGGAGGCCTGCAGGGCGGAAAGCATGGCGCAAGGTAGGGTACCACATGACCCACGCCTACACCCAGTCCAGCGCCCGCCGCTGCCTCGCTGCGGGGCATGCCAAGGGCTGGGCGAGGAAGAGGGGGCACCCCCACCCCTTAGGGACCGTATCCCGCCCCGGAGGCAGGCGATGCCGCCGCAGCCCGGCATTTGCGTGTTTTTTTCCGTTTCAAAAACCCGTTGTAGTTTGTTTCCAGGTGCAAAAACCGCGAAATGACGCGTTTTAACCTTACAATTACTGACGCCACGGCAATTGTTCTGCGAAGCCTGCGAGGTTACATGATGCTCATGGGTCGGAAAGTCACCGGCACCGCTGACCTCAAGTTCCCGATTGTCTAGGCGACCGGCTGGGCGCTGCTCGATACCGACGAGGAGGGGAAGCTTGGAACTATGGGTGGCAGAATCGGTTTCAGCTTCAGTCAGGATAAAAGTGGCAGAAAAAAGAGCCATTGTTGAAAGATCGCCATATTCGAAGTATAGGATCAGCTTATGGGAAAGGTTAGGTTCCAAAAGAGACTTCCGTCTCGGTCGTTTGTGCGCGGCTTCCTCATCGGCATGAGTGGGCCGGCCTTCCTTTTCTTCCCCGAGATTGACTCGCGCGCGAATCTGGGTGCTATTTCCGTAGCGGAGGCTTGGAGGAGGGTTGGTAACTCTCTGACGGGTGCCATGCGGAAAGAGGAAAATGGCCAAGAAGGCAAGAAGCGGGTCTCAGCCGCCACCATCGAAGGTGGAACCCGAGCCACCGCCTAATTCTGACGATCTCCAGAGAGAACTGGAAAAGCGCATTGGCAACCTCGTTCCCGGAGGCGCTAGGGAACAGGTAGTACGTCAGGTTCTCCTCGCGGTGCGAGAAGAGTACGGTGGACCATTGCCTCATCCGCGGCACTTCGAACAGTTCGAGGCTATCTGCCCCGGCGCCGCAGATCGCATTCTCCAGATGGCAGAAAAAGAGCAACAGGCCCAAATCGACTTGGCCACCATGCAGTTGAATGGCGAGATTGCTGACCGTACTAGAGGAATGCACTACGGTTTCTGGTCCCTGATCGCCCTAGTGGTCGGGGCAGTCGTGTGTGGTGTGACAGGTCACGATATTCTCGCTGGCGTGTTCCTTGGTGCCGCGGCTCTCGGCACTGTTGCAAGGTTTGTGCTCGGACGAAATGGTGGCCCGACTGACGGCGGAAACCAGAAGAAGGCCTGAGCCCTTACCCGTAGCGGATGATGATTTCCTGTTCCTCGTGCCCCCACTCGGGCTTTTCGGTGATCATGCTCACCATGCTGGCGTGGGTGCGGGTGCGAGCCGGATCGGCAACCAGGCCCCACAGCACCGCCAGCTGCTCGAGGCCGTTGCGCAGCTGCCATTGCACCACCTTGCGGTCGATCTTGCTGGTGGACTGCTCCGCAATCAGCGACCCGTTCAGGCGGTCCAGCACCATCCCCGTGACAAGCCGATAAACCTGCCAGCCGAGCAATGCCTGAGCCTGCCGAAGCTTGCCGGCCGCCCGCATGGTGATTTCAGATTTGCCTTCGGCCCGCCGCCCGCCGTCGACCACGACGCGGCCGAGATCGTTCGCCCGCAGCCCCGAAGACAGCACCACCTCGTAGGCACCTCGGAGCACCTCGCCGGCCTTCAGCTGGGCGGTGTCGATCTCGCCCCGCTGGAACATCCGAAGAAGCGGGTCATGCCGGAGATTCACGGGAACTGAAATCGTGTTGTCCGGGTCGAATGGATCTTCAACAACGCGGTGCCCCATCTGGCGGGTGCCATCGTAGCCATGGCGTTCATTTGCGGAGCGGCGGGAGACAACCTTCAGGCGGGGCATGTGCGGACCTCCATGGCTGGGAAGCCCTCATGTAAACCGGCTAGCAACAGATATCCAAGCAGTGGATTCGCTTGCGACGGCCGCTCTTTGTTATGCTTTTTTCTTGGTGTCGTTTGTTTCAGTATTTGCGGCGCGTACGGCCTGTGTGATTGATGCGAAAGTGTCTTTTGGTAGGTGCTTTTGGCTTTCTTCCACAAAGGATCGCAGCACGCTTTCGGTCGATGCCCTCGCCTTATCCATGCGGATCAATTCCTCAGATACAGCCCTCGAATGTTCTACGCTCTCACTCATCAGCTCGGACATACGCCTTACCACTTGCGACATCTCGCCGATCTGCGATGCCATCTCTGTTCGAGCCTCAACGGATTCTTTGACCACCTCATCGGCCAAGCGAATGAGTTCTTGGACGCTCAAAGACGCCTCGAGACTTTGAATAATAAAAGAATTCAGTGGCACCAAGCCCGCGCGCTCTAGAAGCCGCGCGTGTAAATCCGCTGGAAGACGTAGGGAAAACTGGACACGAGAATCCGCTCTCACGTTCTCTCTAGACCCCATTTTCACTCCGCTTGACATCAAAATAATTCCACATTAGGTTTCCCGTCAGATCAGAGAGGCTCATATGCGCGCGTTGTCAAGCTATCCCCTTCGAATGCCCGAAGACCTCAAAACGTGGCTCACTGATCGGGCCAAGCACTATGGCACGAGCCTGAACTCCGAAATCGTCCGGGTGCTCCGCGAGCGCATGGATTCCGAGGACCGCGCGGCCACCTAAGCCGACCCTCCCATAACCACCAGTTTTCAACGCCGACCCCAACCGGCGAGCGCTCCCGCTCGCCCTAACACCAGGAGACACGTGCATGACCGAAGCAATTGAAAGCCTGAAGCAGTCTGGAATGATCCGGCTCCGCCAGTCCAAAGCCGAGCATGAAGCCGTGCTGAAGGAAACCTGCGGGGTGGCAGGGCTGCAGTGGGCCGCGAGCCAGGCGGACTACGATGAGTTGTGCAAACTGGCGCGCATCGAGTTCGATCTCGCCCCGAGCAACGAAGAAGACGTGCCGGGCCTACTGGCCCTTTGGGTGGCGGAACAGCTTGAAGTCGATGCCGAGGAAATCTTCGGTGATGAGCCGCCCACCGACGCCTATGCGCGCGCCTTCTTTGCCGGTGCAATCGACTACTTCAGCGAAATCAAGTCGCAGCTGTAGACCGACGCTCACCGCCCCCGGTGGAGAACACCGGGCTACTTCTCTCAGCAATCAAACGGAAGGAACCAACTCCATGAGCATGATGGCCAAAGAAGAGCTGCTTGAACGCGCCGCCCGCATCATTGGCGGCAGACCGGACAACCTCAAGGCGCTCACTGTTTCCGACATCGAGCAGCTCATGACGGTGGCCCAGTATGTCACCGATCTTTGCCTCAACGAACTGGAGGACCGTGGCGCCCTGCAGTTTTTCGACGGGATGCCGGTTGTTCCCTACATCAGCGAATTGAGCGTCGAGACGATCCTCACTCGTTAGCACCGATCCCCGCGCCCGGTAATCAACGCCGGGCGCTCTCTCCCCAACAACCTAACGACGGACGGCGACAATGCTTCAGGTCAACCAAAGCGCGACCGCGCGAGATACGTATTCACATTCACATAAAAATTCTTACGAGTCGGTAAGCTTAAAGGAGAAAGCCACCATGAAGTCCACCGACACCATCGAACTATCCGCTGCATGCGTTGCCAAAGGGCTTGAGCCCTCATTCGCAAGCGCACGCGGCGCGGCCCTTGTGCTCGATGAGTTGCTCGAGCTTGTCCTCGAGGCGCAGCACCCCATTGCGGCTGCGCGCGTCGATGGCTGCGAGGCGCTGCTCATCTCCGGCGGTTTGGCCGAAGCCGTCGTGCACGCCAGGGCGAACCTACTCGAAAGAATGCGCGCACTTGAGCTGGCTTTCGAGATGACAGCTGCACCGAGGCAGTGAAGATGATCCATCTCTCCCGCGCCTACTTATGATAAAAGTAGCACTTATTATCTGAAAAGGACGAACGCAGATGCAAATTGTAATCAAGCAGCTCGATCAGACGCTGATCGCGTACCAGGCGATGATCCAGAGAGTTGGCGAGCGCGATGCGGCGCGGGCGTTCTCCGCAGCGCTCAATCACGAAACCTCGAAGAGCTTCACCGCCGTGAAGCGAGCCTTGCAGGGTCAGACCGGCATCCCCAAGGGCACTATTTCAGCGTCTACGTCATTCAAGAAGGCGAGTAGCAAAAACCTTGTGGCCGTTATCGAAGGCCGTGGCCGGGCTCTGCCCCTCAAGCTCTTCGGGGCCCGGCAGTTTTCATATGGCGTCAGCGCAAAACCGTGGGGCCGTAAGCAGAAGTTCCAGGGCTCATTCATCATCAAAAGCTACGATGGCAACGTCTTCCATCGCACGAGCCGAAAGCGCGGCCCACTTGAGACCATGTTCGGCCCCTCGATCCCGAAGGAGCTGATCAAAGATGACGCCCTGAGTGCCTTCGAGGGCACCGGCAATGCGGTGCTTAAGCGCGCGCTAGAGCACGAGCTGCCGCGCGTGATGAAGCTCTAGCCAGAGGCGCGGCAGCATGAACAGCACCCCACCGTTCTGGGCGGATATGACGCTTGATGAGCGCGCCCTGGCTGTTCGTGCGGCCGCTCATCACCTCATCGCCGCCCGCGAACCCGCTGTCCGCCGCATCGGCTATGTGCTGCTTCAGGCGGTCCTGGACGGCGAACCCAAGCGGTTGCCCGCCGATCTCGGACTTATCCCGCGGGGCGGCATTCATTCCATTGGGCAAGCTCGCGCCCTCGAGTGGCGTGACCGTGAGCTTCGCCGCCTTGCGCGATCCGCTGCTTACGACGGACTGTCGATGACCGAAGTAGCACGCAGCATGATTACCTCGTTCGCGACCTACGAACGCCGCAACTGGCCGCGCGACCGCGAGGCCGGAAGGCTCCCCGGCACCGATCCCGACCGGCTTTGGGCCTCGTTTCTCCTTAATGAAACGCGGCTGCCTCGAACGCTTTGGCGGGTCAGGGAGCTTCTCACGCCCGAACGCCCCTTTGGAAGTGAAGGCGCGCGAGGCATATGATTCGCATGCTCAAAACGAACCTGACACCCGATAAGAACCGAATCCGCCAGCTTTTCGATGAGGCGGAGCAAAAGTCCGCCGCCGCCCGGCTTGCCGGTGAACGTGCGCGAGACCGCGGGGCCGCCGTACAGCTGGCGCGCCGCCGCCTGTCTGACGCGGAAACCGGACTGGCCGAGCATTTCGGCCCGCGCGGCCGCGATGCCCTGGAACAGCAGGTAGAAGATGCGAGGATTGCACTAGCCCGCGCCGAAGAGGAACGCGACTTTGCGGCCCGCCGATACGCAGCCGCCGCTGAAGAGGCTCAGGCCGCACTCGCAGCGCGGGACGCAGTGCGGAAATTCTGCCGCGTCAACGGCATCGTCATGCCTGATCCCGTCATGCAGATCGGACCCGACGGCCGCGAGGCGCAGGAAAGGATTTACGCATGACCGTAATCGACAAGCTTTTCAAGCGCGCCCGCGAAACCGTTTCGGACTTTCGCGCCGAGGTCGCCGCTGTGCAGGAGAAGATCGCGCAGTTGCAGGAAGAGCGCGAGGCGGTCGAGAACATGCTGGTGCCGTTCGAAGATGCGACACAGTCCCTGGATCGCTGGCTGGATGAGGTTGAGCAGCGCGGTTTGCTGCCGCTTGGCGGCTTCACCTCCGGCAACTCAGGAGACTGGCCGAGGTTCTCCGAACGCACGGCCGACGCCTACCTTTCAAGCTTGATTGCCGGTGCCATGCGTGAGCCGATCCGGCAGTATCTACTCGACCAGATCGCCGACCGCTACGAGGGCCGCGTGTCCGGCACGCGCGAAGAAAAGGCCCGTCGCCTGGACGAGATCGACACCCAGATTTTCCAGCTGTGTGTGCGCGAAGAACGGCTCATCCGCGAAGCGCAGAGCTTCGGAATGGAAATCGTGCGCCGCATAGGCGCTCCGGCCGAAGTGATGATTGCGACCGATGCGAGCCTCGAGGCGGCAGCATGATTTTCAAACTGCACAAGCCCATCGCGCAGGGACCGCGGGTCTTCACCGAACTGGCCTTCCGTGAGCCAGCGGCGCGCGAGCTGGTTAAGCTTTCTGCCAAGCCTCCCGCTGAGCCCTTCGAGGCGGCGCTTGCTGTCATCTCGCTGCTGACGGGGCTCGAGGCGGACTTCCTGGAGCGCAGCCTATCCCCGAGAGATTTCTATGAGTTGAGCGAGGTTGCCGCCCAGTTCTTCGCTGGCATGGAGGCCTGAAATGGCAAATTCCGTATCACAGCTCGCCGTCGTTCTCGAAGATCGCTTCTCCGGGCCCGCACGCCAGATTGGCAAGGCGACATCCGAATTGCAGAAGTCATTCAGGGGAGTGACTACTGGGCCGGTTACTCTGGTGAACCGGCTCGATGCCGCGATCACCCGCAACAATCGTGCGCTCGCTGACGCGCGGCTTGGCATCGCTGACGCGGTGGGCGGGTTCTATGCCCTTAAGGCCGCAATTGCTTCACCGATCGCGGAGGCCACCGCCTTCGAGAGCGCGATGGCCGACGTAAAGAAGGTGGTCGACTTCCCGACCCCCAAGGCGTTCGACGATTTCAAGACCGCCCTCATGGATCTGTCGCGGGAAATCCCCCTCACCGTGAACGGGCTTGCCGAGATCGCCGCCGCTGCCGGTCAGGCGGGCATCGGCGGTGCCGATCTCGTGCGCTTCACCGAGGCTGCCGCGAAGATCGGCGTGGCCTTCGACATCTCCGCGCAGGAATCCGGGGACGCGATGGCGAAGATGATGACCGGCCTCGGGATGACAATCGATGAGACGGTTCTGCTCACCGACGCCATCAACCACCTCTCGAACGCCCAGGCTTCTTCTGCCGCCGAGGTGCTGGATGTGGTGCGCCGGGTTGGCGCGCAAGCAAAGATGTTCGGCTATTCTGCCGAGGAAGTTGCAGCCTTCGGCTCGGCAATGATCGCAGCAGGTGCCGAGAGCGACGTGGCGGCGACCTCGTTCCGCAACATGGGCCTCGCGCTCACCAAGGGCGCATCGGCGACAAAGGCCCAGCACAACGCCTTCGCCGAACTGGGGCTAGACCAGTTCTCTGTAGCAGAACGGATGCAGAAAGATGCCGTTGGCACGACAATCGACGTGCTGGAACGCCTCTCCAAGCTCCCGAAGCACGTCCAGGCTTCGGTTGCGAGCGATCTCTTCGGCAACGAGGCGCGCGCCCTGGGGCCGCTGCTCACCAATCTCGACCTGGTCTATACCTCGCTGGGCCTTGTCGGCGATGAGGCGAACTTCGCGGGCTCGGCCTTCAAGGAATTCGCGGCCCGGAACAAGACATTCGGAAATCAGGTGCAGCGCTTCAGCAATTTGCTGACGAACTTGAAGATCAATATCGGCAATGCGCTGCTCCCGGTTCTGTCCGACCTGATCAAGCGCATGACGCCATTCGTTGATCAGATTGTCGCGCTGGCGAGCCGGTACCCGAGCCTGACGGCCGGAATCGTGAGCGCCACGGCCGCGCTGATTGGGTTCCGCGCAGCACTGGCGGGGCTTTCGTTCCTCGCCCTCATGGGCAAGGGCGGTGCGCTGTCCGCGCTCTCCATCGGGCTTCGCGGTGTGTCTGCCGCGCTGGCCGGGTTCAAATTCATCACTATGACGGGGCCGCTCGCCCTCATTGCTGGGCTCAGGCAGTTGGCAGTCATGCCCTTCCGGGTGGTGGCTGCCGGTGTCGCCAGCCTGCGCACCGCGCTCGTGGGCCTCTATCTTCTCGGCTCCACGGGGGGTCTTTCCGCGGTACTGAAAACCATGGGGTCCGCCATCCTCGGGCTGCTGAGCCCCATGCGGATCGTACGGGCCGCGGCGCTTGCGCTGCGTGTGGCACTCGCCATGTCCGGCGTCGGCCTGGTGCTGCTCGGCATCGCGGCGGCGGGCAAGTTCATCTACGACAACTGGCAGGGCATCAAGGAAGCCTTCGAGGCCTTCGGGCAAGCATTCACCGCCGCCCTCGGCCCGGCCAAGCCGATGCTCGATCCCGTCATCTCCGCCGTTTCCTCGCTCTTTGAATGGGCCTCGAAGCTGTCCTTCGAAATCTCGCCCCAGCGCTGGCGGGAGTGGGGCGCTGCGGCAGGCAAAACCGTGGGCGACGTGGTGAAGTGGTTTGCGGAGCTGCCGGGCCGGATCATCAACGCCATCGGCAGCATCGACCTCTCGAAGATAATCAAGTGGCCGAGCATGCCGTCTTGGCTGGGCGGCGGCACTGTGACGGCCGCGAACCCCGGAGGTGCCGTCGAGGGCGTAACCAGCGACCCGATGGGAACCGGCGCGGTCGATGGCCAGAGGGCCAAGGGCGGGCCGATCTCGAAGGGCGGCAGCTACCTTGTCGGCGAGAAGGGGCCGGAACTGATCACCGCCGGGCGCTCTGGCTACGTGAACAAGGCGGGGGCTTCAGCTTCGGCGGGGCCGATCACGCTGAACCAGAGTTTACATTTCAACATCCAGGGCAAGGCGGACGAGGACGTAATTGAGAAGATCCGCCGCGTGATGCGCGACGAGGTCCGTGAAACCTTCCGGGGCGTCTTCGCCGACACCGGCATGAGAATGGCGTGAGGGAACAACAGATGCAAAACGACTATGAAAAGTTCGTCGGCCCCGATGGCATGGTGAGGATTGGCCATTCGCTTTCGAGGCGCACGCCCGAAGCGGCAGCGGCACCGAAGCCCAAGCAGAAGCTGCCGAAGGGCAAGCCCCAGCAGCAGCCCCAGGTGACGCCGAAGGCCGTGCAGCCGAACGCGGAACGGACCTTCGGTGCCCGGCTGCGCAGCATCCTCGAACTCCCGCAGGCTCGCAACCGGCCACGGCAGGCGCTCGCAATCGCCCTCGAAACGTCCTCGAGCCCCAAGGAAGCATCGGTCCTCCTGGCGGTGCTGCCAGAGGACAAGGCGAGGGGCTTCCCGCATGGCGGCACAATGTTCCCCAACAGTGCAATAAAGCACGACGCGGCAGCGCAGCGCATCCTTGCAATTCTGAAGCACCCGCAGGCCGAAGGGCGCGAGCAGCAGGCGCTCGAGCTGGCGCTCGAAACTTCTCTGCCCCTCGAGCAGGTTCTGGCGCTCCTGGGCGGCATGCCGAAGGCCAGTGCCCGTCCGCCCATACCCACCATTGCCGAGCGCGCCGCCCTCGAGGTCGAGATCGGCGAGAGCTTCGAAGAACCGAAACCGGCCAAGCGCGGTGACGCCGCGTGGGCCAATGCCATCGCAAAAGCAAACGCCGGAGTGGGGGGTGCTTCATCCGCACCGCCGGTCACTCCCGCGCCGCCTGCGCCGTATGCCGAACCCGCAATCATCGAAAGGATGAAAACATGACTGACCACCTCACCGAAGCCCGTGCCGAAGGCGCGGTTCAGTTTCGTCAGCGCTGCGCGGCCATCATGCGCAGCTCTGCCGCGCGGGGCCGGTTCAAGCAGGCGCAGACGCTCGCGCTCGACACCGACGTGACCGCAGCTGACGCGATCAAGGTGCTGTCCTCTGCCCCGCTGGATGCGGAAAGCAGTGCTGCGCCAGGCATGGCGATCTCTGACGCCGCGGCCGCCCAGGCATGGGCGAAGGCGGTCAGGGACATACAGTAGAATAGCAGGCGGAGACCGTTCCCCGAGGGCGCGCGGCTCGCCCGACAACGACAGTCCCCCTCCCGCTCCGCCGCTTTCGCAAACGGGTCAAGGGGGGCAAAGCCGCAACGAAGGACGGGACAAGCTCGGATGTACAGTAGTCCCGTCCTCCGCAGGCCGCCGAAGCAAATTTAACGCTCAATCAGTGCGATATGAACACAGCGACCTTAAACCTCAAAGTCTCTCCCCGCCGCATGCTAACGGCTCGGGAGGCTGCCGAATATTGTGGGCTGCCGCTGAAGAAGTTCAGCCACTTCTGCAGCGTTCCTCCGGTGCAGCTGCCCGGCGTTGATCCGCGGTATGACATGCGCGACCTGGATGAATGGCTTGACGGAATGAAGGCCGGCACTCCCAATGGTGACGACGACATCACCGGGAAGCTGAAGAAATGACGTACATCAAGGTCAAGGGGTTCAAGATTTTTGCCGACCGGCTTGGCAAGATGCGCTGTTATCATCGCGCGTCTGGCACGGCGGTCGATCTGGTTAAGCATCCTCTGGGTTCTCTCGAGTTTTTCGCTGAGTGTGAACGTATCCGGGCGCTGGGCCGGGCAGGCGAAGCGCCGAAGCCCGGCACGCTCGGTCTGCTGATCGAGCGCTATCGTGGGCACCGGAAGTTTCTGGATAGAGCCCAGCGGACCAAGGCCGACTATCAGAAGTGTTTCGATTATCTTCATGCGATCCGTGATGTTCCGCTGACTCGGTTCACTACTCCGCTCGTTGTCAAAATCACCGACAAGGCCGCCGCGGACCTCGGCATAAAGTGGGGCAACTACGTGAAGAGTGTGCTCTCCATCGTATTCGGCTGGGGAGCGCAACGGGGCTTTATGCCTAGCAATCCAGCCTTCCGCGTCGAGAGCGTAGAAAAGCCCAAGGATGCGCCCGAGGCCAACAGGCCTTGGACCGATGCCGAGCGGCACGCGGTCTCTGACGCATTGCCCGCACACATGCGCCTTCCGGTCGCCCTCATGATGTACTGTGCCCTTGATCCCAAGGACGCGCTGAGACTGCCCAAGACGGCGGTGGCCGATGGCAAGCTCAACACGCGTCGCTCGAAGACCGCTGCGTCCGTGTGGCTCGATCTCCCCGCACCTGTATTGGACGCGCTGAGGGATGCTCCCCAGCACGACGCCATCACGCTCTGCGCGAACACCTACGGCAAGCCCTGGACGCCTTCCGGGTTCCGGGCGTCGTGGCGGCCTATCAAGCTGCGGCTGGAAGAAAAGGGGAAGGTAAGCCCAGGCCTCACGATGAAGGGCCTACGGCATACGGTTGCGACGATCCTTGCGGAGATGGGCTTCGACGACAGGACCGTTGCCGACTACCTCGCACAGAAGACGGAGGCTATGGCGCGGCACTATTCGAGGCGCGCGAACAAGGAGCGCAAGCTCAACTCCGTGGTGAAGGACTTCAACAAGGAAGTGAACAGACGGCGGACAAAAGTTGTCAAACCCGCCGGGTGAAAGTGTCAAACTGTAAAGGACAGAAAATGCACGAATGGAAATACCGCAGAAAAATCAGCGTTATGAGGTGGTGCCCAGGGCCGGAATCGAACCAGCGACACGCGGATTTTCAAGCCACTCTTAAGAGATCAAAAACAATCACTTGCCAAACGGCAAGTGTCAAACTCGTGGCCGAACGTCAATCACTTAGCGGCGGATTGTCAAACCGTTTTGACGGTCTGCCTACCCCGGAAATAGAAACCCCCGCCACGGTGGCAGCCGGGGCAGGGGCAAAGACTTCCCTTGATCTACGGCTTTCGTCCTACAAGGCCGCGCGCGCGGGTGCAAGGGGCATGCGCTGGACAGTTGACAGGAACCTCATGGTCGAGGTGCTTGCATGAACCTGCAGATCATAGCACGCAAACTTGGCGGCGAAATCTCCGGCGGCAAGGTCATCGCACCCGGACCAGGGCATTCCAAGCGCGACCGCTCGATGGCGGTCTACATCGACCCGGCTGCGCCAGACCTGATCAGGGTCCACAGCTTTGCTGGCGACGATTGGCGCAACTGCCTCAACTACGCGAAGGCGCAGCTGGGCCTGCCCGAGGCGCCGCCGGTACCGTGGAAGCCTGAACCACGTCCGCAACAGCGGCAGCATCTGGCGCCGCAGGGCGACGATGAGAAGACGCGCGTCCTCCGCGCCATCACCATTTGGGCCGAAGCCAGACCGATCGACGGCACTCCGGCTGCAACCTATCTGGCGAAACGCGGTGTGGACCTCGGCAGGATCTGCAACATGTGGCATGCTTTGCGCTGGCATCCCGCCTGCCCATGGGAAGGCGACAAGCACCCCGCGATCATCGCCTTGATGACCGACGCCACGACCGGCGAGGCCAAGGCCATCCACCGCACCGCCATCACGTCTGCGGGCGAGAAGGCTGGCAAGAAGATGCTAGGCCCCGCCGCAGGCTGCGTAGTGAGGCTCTGGCCCGACGAGGAAATTACGACCGGCCTTGTCATCGGAGAGGGCATCGAGACGACGCTGGTGGCGGCAACCACCATTGAGCACCGCAGCACGCGGCTTGCACCGGCATGGGCGGCATGCAGCGCCGGAACGATGGCGAAGCTCCCGGTGTTGGCTGGTGTCGAGGCACTGACCATCCTAGTGGACAACGACGATAACGGTGCAGGCCAGCGGGCCGCAGCCGAGTGCTCGGCGCGTTGGACCGCCGCAGGGCGGGAGGTAATTCGGCTCGTGCCTGACGAGACCGGCATAGACTTTGCCGACATCGGCGGGAGGGCGGCCTCATGAGCTACACGGAGTATGTGGACAGGCCCAAGACCAACGGCATGAACAAGTCTGACTTCGTGGATCTCGGCCCGGCCGAGAAGGTTACGTCGATCGCCACACTCCGCCCGACCCTCTTGCGCCGAGACCTTGGTTCAGTTTGGGCTTGTGATGTGGAACTTGATCCTGACCCCGAGATGCTGATCCAAGACCTTCTGCCTGCTGGCGGCATGACAACCCTGTGGGGTGATCCCGGATGCGGCAAGAGCTTCCTCGCGGCGGCAATGGGCTTCGCTATCGCGACCGGTCGGGACTTCCTTGGCAAGCCCGTCCAGCAGGGTGGCGTGGTTTATGTCGCGGCAGAAGGTGGCCGGGGCTTCAAGAAGCGCATCGTTGCTTATCGTGAGCGCTTCGGCCTCCCGGCCCGCACCCCCTTCGCCCTTATTCCCACTGCGGTGGATCTCTGCACAGAGGACCACGAGACCGAGGCGCTGCTGGCCGAAGTGCGCGGGCTGGGCGAACGGGCAGAGGCGCCGATCAGGTTGATTGTCATCGACACCCTGGCGCGTTCCCTGGGCGGAGGAAATGAGAACGACAGCCAGGACATGGGCGGGCTGATCCGCAACGTCGACCGGCTTCGACATGCGACTGGGGCGGCGATCTTGATCGTCGCCCACGGCGGCAAGGACCGGGAGAAGAAGACCCGAGGCCACTCTTCGTTCTTCGCTGCCATTGACACCGGCATTGAAGTGACGGCGAACGCTACCAGCGGGCTGAAGACCGCGACGGTGCGAAAGCA